ATGGCAAATAAAAGAATTAAGCCCAAGTCCTGGGAAGATATTGTTAATGGTTTAATTAACATTGATTCAAGATATATGGTTAGAAGAAGTAAAAAAACACCTTATTTATCAATTAAAGATAAATTAAAAAATAAAGAATTTAGTCTTAAACCGATTAGAGCTTTTGACAATATGCCAGAAGTACAAAAAGTTGCGGAAGTTATAGAAAAAGTTGGAGATAAAGAATGGCCTATAGAACAACCTATCGAGTCCCTAATCAAACTATTAAATGATGAGGAAGTAAAAAATTTTGAAACACCTTATACCTGGAATAGTCTCCGAGTCCTTACGTTAAATCACCTTACAAAGTCTATGAAGGGTAGTAGTCAAAAAAATATAAAGGCTGATTTAAATAATCTACATAAATTAAATTATCCTTTTAAATGGACATTAATTAAAGAATGGTTATATCAAAAAGAAATTATTAGTAGACCGTTTAAAAATAGATTAGATAGTTTAGAACAAATAAGATTAGCAATTACTAATGAATATGGAACAGAACCACATTGGCTTAGTAAAAACAATTTAATTGAATTAAGACAAATTCATAATACTGCGAGCAAAAAAGTACAAAGATATCAAACAGCATTTGAAATGAAAATAAGAGGCATTCCTACAAGAGAAGAGGCCGAAGAATATTTAAATAGTTTGTGGCCTGATTACCAGCTTGAACAATGGTGTATAGCAATGTTATTAAATTATGGTTTACGTAATCACGAATTACATCATATTTTCTTTATTAATAAAACGATAGTTGATGAGGGATTAAAAAAAGGATGTGTTTTAGTTCCTGGAGAGAGTAGAACAAAATCAAAATATGAACATTTTGTATGGCCTTTATATCCAACTTGGATTATTGAATATGGATTAAAAACTAGATTTACTAAATGTCAAAACGAATTAAGGAAAAGAGCAACAATGATTATAAGTAGTGCTAAAGATAAAACTAAAAAATGGATTAAGGGAGATCCAACTGATCAAGGTGTTTGTGAAAATAACGATTATTTAGGTAATTGGATTACAGGCAGAATGAAAAATAATTTGCCTAGCTGGTATGCTTCCGTACCTGATGCCAGGGGAATTACTATTAATGGTGCTGCAAAACAAAAAATAACACCTTATGACCTAAGACATACCTGGGCAATAAGAATGGCAACAGACCCCAGATGTGTTGGTATAACTGACGAGTTGGCCGCCCAAGCAATGGGGCATGATGTCGCAACCCATCGAAAACACTACCAAAAATGGCTGAGTCAGACAGAAGTAAGGAAAGGAATTATTAGTAACCTAAAGTTTCCGAGTCCCTAAATACAAACCTTTAGAGTCCTCTAGCCTTTTTCTAAAACTTCTTTTACTTTCATATCAAATATTCTTTGGAAGTTTCTATTAACAGATTGTTCGCTAGTCTCTTTAAATTTATATTGAGCAGAAACAGAAGGAATATAATCAAGTTCAGCAAAAACCATTTTAAGACTTTTACCTTGAACTTTATAAATACCACCCAAAGGTAATTTACCTTTACCTTTACTAAAATTTAAAGCTCTAATATTAGCGGCATAAGACCGCATCCCACCTTTTGTACCTTTTGGTTCTTTTTTTGCCAGTTCTGATAAATTTCGTGGAACATGAACAAAAGTACCTTGAGTTTTAAATTCTGGAGCTTTGTTTTTTTCATATACATGAACACCACCTCTAGAAACTCTTCCTCTTAATTCTTCCATTGCAGAAATACCCCACAATGCCTTTGTATACATTGATGGTTTCATAATTCCCCAGCCAGCTTGACCATTAACAATAGGCATCATGTAATGACCTTCTGGCATATAACCTTTAGCTACAAGTCTTCGCTGAAATTTTGTTCTATAAACCTGACCACCTTTTATTTGTGGTAATAAATATTTAGAAGGAGGTTGTCCTCCCATCGCTTGATCTTTATGTTTAACGATTGTTGTTAAGTCTTTTTTTGTAGATCTTTTTACAATAAATTTTTTAGTTTCTCTTCCATAATTAGTAAAAGTTCTAGCCATATGATCTCTTAAATCTTCTTGCAATTCCGAAGCTAAACTTATATCTCTACCTCTTTTACCATTAAGAGTTAATGAAGCGATAAATGGTAGTTGAACTTGAACAATTAAATCTAATTCTTTTGTTATTTTATTACCGTTAAAAGAAACTGATGCAGCCATGATTAATTATGTAGGGAGGCATATCGGAGAAGTGTTAATCCGCATTAAAACCACTCTCGCCTCCCTTACACAATTATAGTATCTCATATTTATACAGGTCTGCACCAAACTTCTTCAACTTTGGGTAAATGCCATAACTTTTTAGATGTTTTAGCTTTAGGATTTGCTTTTCTATAGTGTTTGCCATAAGAAAACTTATCCTGATTTCTACTAATAGTTTTAGTAGAACAATTAAGATATTTAGCAAGTTCTTCAGTTGTTACCCAGGGAGAATTCATTAGAAAGGCATATCCTCCGTATCAACAGTTTTTGTAGGAGTTAAACTAAAAGATTTTGGTGCTGCTTTAGGTGTAGCCTCCAAGTCTTCTACATATAAAACCCAATCAGGTTGATTATCTTTTTCTTTAAAACCATTTTTAAACAATGTATATTTTTTAGTTCCATCCATTGTTTTGCCTGATAAATACTGATCACCTTTTTTAGTCTCGTTTACATATAAACCAGTTAATGGTTTGTTTAATTCAGTATCAATTGGTTTGTCTTGATAAGATTCGTTTACAAACATTCCTGTTAGTTTTGTGCGATTAGATTCAGTCATTTGGTAATTCTGGTAATTTTTGATTTAGTAAATTTGTTAAAGCCTGTGAAACAGTTAAGTCATTATCTTTCATAAAAATGCCAAGTCTTTTATAAAGATCAGGAGCAAGTCGGGCATTAATTTTGTATTGGTTATAAGTAGCCCAATCGGTCATGTTTTGACACCTCCTTTTTTAAATAAATCTTTAACAGCTATGTAATGTTTTTTCTGTGTAAGAAATTTAGATATTGATGGATTATTTTCTTTTGCATAATCAGGAGTTATATCTTGTAGTTTTGCAATTACATTACCTTTTAAATCAGGATCTTCTTTGCATTTTTCTTTAAGTTCTTCTATTAATGCTTCTTTGTGATCTTTAGGAATTGGCTTATCACCATCAGCAATAGTTGGGTTATTTTGTTGCTGATCCGTAGGAGTATTAGATTCTTCTAAATTTTTTTCATCCTCTATTTCAATATTTCTCCAAAGTTGGTGACCATAAGAAAACTGTTTACAAGCATTAGCACAATAACAACGTCTAGTGTTATCAGCTAAAACTCTAGCTGTAATATTTTCTAAAGCTACAGATTGATTATTTTTCATAATTGCATAAAAGAAATCTGTTTGAGGAACTCCTTCTGGATTACAAAAATAAGAAATTAAATAACCAGTACCATTAGGTGCTGTCCAAACATAATTACCTTCATTAAAAGGTTTTAAATGCCATGTCCAGCCATCACAATGATCATTTATAACTTTGGCAGTAGTAGCCCAGGAAACATATCTGGCTTGAAAAGAAGAATTTTTGCCCTTAACATCTACATCTTCATTTTTAGCTTTATCAGCTAGGTAAGGGACTTTGCGGATTTGTTCAGTCATTAGTTGCGGATTTCAGAATTTGCGTTTTTTAAACCAGTAGACATGGATTCGTACATATCTTTTTGATCATTCGTTAGTTGATCTTTAAATGGTTCAAGTTCTATAAAAGTGTTTTGTGCCTGTTCAAGAGTATTGACTGCTTGTTGATATCTCATAGTAAGATAATCATTTAGGCTGTTGTTATCTAAGTGCATGAAGCCTAAATAATTGTTGCTATGCTCAAATAGTAATATAGATTGTCTACAAGTCAAGTTTTTGATGATACAAAAAAAGTATATTGTTATACCTTTGATTATTACAAACCTATTTTTTTGCCAAATTTTTTTAAATTTTCACTAGGTTGTATTTCTTGAATTGCTGTCATACAAGGCAATGTTTGGTATTGCTTTATTAAATAGGTAAGATGCTTGCCATCAAAACTTTTTTCTTCAGTTATTACATCTTTTAAAAAATTAACATCTTCTTTCTTTACTTTCTTACCAATAGTAGTTGTACATAATTTTTCAACTACTTCTTTACCTGTCATCATTAATTCTCTTCTAACATTACGAAATTCTTCTCTGAGCAATTTTGTATATTGCAAAGCTAATTCATCATTAATACTTACTGTATTGCTAGATAAATATTTTTTATTAATATCTTGCTTTTTTAATAAAATTAAAGCAAAATCACCTCTATCTGCAACCTTATTATCAAAAGTTAAAAAAGGTTCTGCATTAATTAATTTATCTCTAAGAGTTTTATTTTTTATTTTTAAAAATTTATTATTTTTAGTAGCAAATTCTTTATTCATATATTCTAAGCCATAATAAAAACCTCTTTTTGCATCCAGGTTAGATCTTTCTAAATATGCTATTTGCGAATTATAAACAGGGATATCATAGGCTTTACATAAATCATGCAAGTTTTGTTGTGATACTTTTGCATAGTTAGTTCTCCAGTTTCTAAATGCATTAGCAACTAATTCATCAATAGAAGCCAATTCATCATTAATTGACGCTTTTAACATTTTCGACACCAATGTTGAGCAGTAATGAGCTAATAATAACGGATTGTAGACAATATGCACGTTACAAAGTATTAATAGCAATCTAGATTTCTAATATTATTCCTTAGTAAATATTACAAAAAGTTATAATTGATTTTTTAATTTTTCAATTTCATTTCTTAGTCGTTGATTTTCGTAGGCAAAATCAGTAAGCAAATCTAAGGGATTATCAGCAGTTTGAAGATTTCTCTTCAAATCCCTTTTAACATCAAGAACTTTTTTAGACGGCATTGTTCAGTTACCGAATAATTTACTTAACTTAATACTAACGCATATTAAAAATATTACAAATTATTAATTTACTCTTGCTCCGTATTAACTTGACAAAGGATTAAATACAAGTAAATTGGTAATCAACAGCCAACTATAAGCCAATCAATGGATACTGAAACACCAGAAATAAAAGTACAAAGGGTATTAATTCAACCATCAATCTATGAGTTAATAATGAATAAAGTACCAGAACATAGACGTCATTTACCTTTATCGCCAATTGTTAATGATTTAATTTATGAACACTTGAACCCATGTGTTACGCTGAATAAACCGAGAACCGAGGATAGCGAGAGGGCGAAGGTTTATTCTTCTAATAATATTAAGGATAAGGAAAACAAAAAAGCAAAAGAATTTCCTCCTAACCGAAACCGATATAGTTTAGAAAAGTGTGATGAAATTTTTGAAAAGTTTTGGAAGACTTATAGATCTGCTCCTAAAGGTGTAAACAGTCCTAAAAAAAACAGGGCGAAAGAAGAATTTATAGCAATTGCAAAAAGTGGGGCATATCTTGAAAATATAATTGAAGGTGCAGAAATAGCGGTTAGAGATCAGAAGCTTAAGATAGAGACTGATGGAGATTGTCTTTGCCTTCCTGACGCTTTTAGATGGCTTCAAGCAGAAGTTTATAATATTTTGCTAGAAGAAGCTGCTACTCTTCCGCAGCAATATAATTCAAACAAACCAACAATCTTATGAGCAACGGTCAATACAATCCAGAATGTGCCGAGTCTTATGTTTGGCAAATGATTCCTAAAGGTCATAAGCCTGGTCAACCAGTTCAGTATGTTCTTACAAAAGAACCTAGTCCCAAGTTATGGGAACAAAGAGGTTATACCTTAATAAATCCTGTTCAGTTAGGACGATATGATTCCGAAGGTTTTTATTGTAGTTTTCGTCCAGGTGTTCCAAGTATTTATGAAGATAGATATTTCCGAGTTCTTCAGCATGAAAAAGATATTGATAGAGCAAAAAAACAATATGAACGTAAAAAGATTAATGAACGCTATGGAGTAACAGAGGAGGTAATGGCATGAAAAAAATTGTGCAATTTCCTTTAGATAAAAGAAGACAGCAACAGATTATAGATCTAGAAGAAAGGGTTTTTTTATTAGAAGAAACTGTCCGAAAATTACAAATGTGGAGATTAAAGGATGTGCAATCAATGCTAAAGATGACCAATAAGGAGGTAAAAAAATGAACTTAGAAACTCAAGTAAAAAATTATGACGAGGCTTACAGATATGGTGTCTCTTTAATTTCTGATAAACAATTTGATGAATTAGAAAAAAAATTATTTAATTTGAAACCAGATTCAGATTATTTTAAACAACAACTAACTTTACCTACTCTTCAAAAAGGAACATTAAATGAATTTATAGAAGGTTTAGATCCTAAAACTTTAATAGTTGTACAACCAAAAATTGATGGTGTAGCTGTAGCAATACAATATGTAGACGGCAAAATTAATAAAGCAATAACAAGAAAGGGTAAAGATATTACACATAAAATGATAAGGATTAAAACAGTACCTTTACGAGTCCGTACTAAAAAAACATTACTTGTAAGAGGAGAACTATACAATGTAAATGCCTTTAATGAACCAGCTAAAAGTCAAAGAATGGCTGCTGGTTATTTAAGAAGTGGTAGTTTTATACCTCACGAAGATTTAATATTTTCTGCTTTTGAAATTATGAATTTAAATATGGATGAAGTAAATGTAAAAAGATATCTTGCAAATATGGAATTTAACGTAGTTGATACTTTAGCTGGTTCCATTTGTAAAATTCAACCAGATTTTAATTTAATGTTTCCAATAATGTTTCGTAATTATCCGACTGATGGAGTTGTAGTAAAGATAAATTTTAGAAAAGAGCAAATAGCTAGAGAAAAACAATATGACTTATTTCCTTATTCAAAAATTGCAATTAAATATTAATGATGCATCACTTAGTAGATACCTATCAAGTCTCCCAGCGATGGCTTCCAGAAATACAAGGGTTAGAAAAATACGAGGATGGTATTAGTCGTGGTTATTACTATAAAGGGAAATTAGTTCCTTACTCAATAACAGAAGTAGTTGACATAACACAAGAATTTCTTAAAAAAAAATACTTAAAAACAAAACATGAATGGCAGCCAAGAGGTAATACAGTTCATGCTTGTATGGAACAATTTTTGCGTGGTAGATCTTTTGATCCAGGCAATTATAAAGAATGGACTGACGCTTTAATTAACTATGATTTTTGGGATGATTGGGAAGCAATAGCAACTGAATATAAATTATTAGATCTTAAAAATGGTATAGCTGGTACAGCAGATGCAATTGTTAGAAATAAAAAAGACCACAATAAAATTGCTCTTGTAGATTTAAAAACTAAAAAAGACAAAATTAGTTTTGCAGATCACCAAATGCAATTAGGTGGTTATTTAAATTTAATACGAGAAACATTCCCACAACTAAAAATTAATGACGCTTACATAATTTATGTTGGCAAGTCCCTTGTAGATAGGCAACACTACAATAAAAGCGAATGTTTTGATTGCATTGATTTGTATACAGGTCAGAGAAGAGCTTTTTTAAAACAACAGGAGGCATTTTAATGAAAGAGTTTAAAGAAAAATTATTAGCTCTTTTTTATTGCTTTAAGTTCATATTCTTCCGTAGTAATAACAAAAAAGATACGTCCTCTGAAGATGAAATTATTTTTGTCTTAAGAGAACAAGCCGAAGATCTTATAGATCAACAATCGTCCTACTGGGATGAATCATTAACACAACCTCACGTACAAAATAATGTCCGAAACTACTTGCAAAATTGCTACAACATCTCCGAAGCCGAATACGATGACCCCTTGCTCTGAAAACTTCTTAAATCCAATTGAAAGAGTTGTAGGAGAAATTGCTGCTGCTCAAGAAATTATTAAACAAAAAAAATTATTAATAACAGGTTTAAAGTTAGAAATTGATCAACATTTTCAAGAAAAAAACTTTAATGATGGAGACATTATTGAAGGTATAAGAGTAGAAAAAATTACAAGAAGTAATGGCTATGAATATAAACCAGAAATTATTAACAAAATAAATTCTATTAAAAGAAAAGCAGAAGAAAATGGTGATGTTACAGCAAAGCCACCAACAGAATATTGGAGGGTTGGATGAGGCAAATAGAACAAATATTTACTTATGCCATGCTTCTTAATACGCAGCGAGAACACCTCTGTAGGAATAGCGAACTAGAGCGAGTCTTCTTAAAGTTTTACTTAAGAATATACCAAAGGGTAAATGAAGAAGGTCAGGAGATCTTATTAGACGCTGCAAAGCAAATTTTAGAATACTATTACAACGCTGAATCTTATGAAAACAAAAGAAAAGATTGAGCAAGCACAAAAAAGAATTAAGGAATTAGAACTTCTTATCCAGCTATGGAAACAACATGACAAACCCTAAAAAAAGGAAAGGTGATGCAGCAGAAAGAGAAGCAGCAGAAATTCTTACAGAGGCTCTTGGTTATGAGTGTACTCGCACCATGTCTGCTGGGATACCTGGGGATATTGGGGATATACATGGCATTCCTAATACCGTTTGCCAAATTGCAGATTGGAAAGACAAGTCCGCAGCCTGTTTACAAAAGCCAAGAGAAGTAGAACAGCAACGGTTAAATGCCAAAGCAAAACGTGCCTTATCAATGGTGAGGTTTAGAGGTGGTAAAGAAAACTGGAGAGTAGTAATGACAGTCGAACAATTTGCGAGGTTTATTAAATGAAAGTATTAATTGCCTGTGAATATAGCGGTAAAACTAGAGACAGTTTTATCAGAAATGGACATGATGCCATTAGTTGTGATTTGTTACCAACAGAAAGACCAGGTAAACATTATCAGGGTGATGTAAGAGATATTATTGATGATGGTTTTGAATTGATGGTTGCTCATCCGAGTTGTCAGCACCTTGCAGTATCAGGCAGCCGCCATTTTTGGCGAAAGCAAAAAGAACAAAAAGAAGCATTAGATTTTGTACGTATGCTTATGAACTGCAACATTCCGAGATGGTGTATAGAAAATCCTATTAGTGTTATTAGTAGTGCAATTAGACCACCTGACCAGATAATTCAGCCTTATGAATATGGAGATCCATTTCAGAAATCTACTTGCTTATGGTTAAAAAATTTACCATTACTAAGACCTACAAAGATTGTAGATAAAGGTGAGTTTTATATATCTCCTAGCGGTAAAAAAATACCAAAATGGTTAGCTGTATTAGGAAAAGGAAAAGGAAAGGAAAGAAGTATGAGTTTTGATGGAATAGCTAATGCTTTTGGTGACCAATGGGGTGATGAGACTAGGCTCCCAACACCTGTTGAGCAATTAAGTTTTTTTTAACTATTTATATTATTAATACGGAGGTTTATTAAATGAAAAAAGATACAAATTATCGCAGAAAACAAATTGAATTATTGATTGATAATCGTATAAAAAAATTAGAAAAAGAATTATTAGAAGAAACTTTAAAAGGTTTAGATCATAGAGTTGAATTTAATATAAATAGAAAAGCTACTGTTGTTTTTACTGATGGTACTTGGGTTACTGAATTTATAAGGACTGCAATTTTAAAACATAATTATGCAATTGATCAGACAAAGAAAAAGGTTCCTCATCAATTTGATAAAGAAGAAAGAGATGCTGTTGATAAAATTTTAAACCAAGACCCAACTGAGTAGGGGGTACAGAAAGGTCTTGGCCGACCACAGACCACTGCTCAGTATCTGCGAGTCTCTTTAAGATTAACTATTTACTATGGTTTCGCAATAACTATTTTGTTTTAGGGTATAACCTAGCTTCAATTGTTCTTACAAATTGGTCATCAAGACTGTTGTCAGTTGCCTTTGCAAGTTCTTTTAATGCAAACAATAAGGTCTTTTTAAGTAGTTCTGTTTTGATAAAAAACCGAACAAATTTTTTGATGATTGTCATCTTAGATAAACTGTTGTACTTTAATAGTAATACCTTTTAATATGGAAGGGTAGTACTGCTAAGTATTCATGCAAGAACCAGAAGAAAAAGAAGGATTTGATCTTGGTGATTTTTTTGGTCACGCAATCAGATTTTTAATTTTGACTTGGAGCTTATCTATGATGACTCTTGGTTACATGGGGAGGGTAAGGATTGATGGAGCGTTCACGGCTGGCTTGGTTTCGGGGGTCTTAGGATCTTATGGAATAAGCGTAGGAAACAAAAAAAATGGTAATGGTAATCCACCAAAAATTATTGACAATTCAAAAAACAAAGTAGGTATCAAATGAAAAAATTTATTCCTTTTATATTTGCATTTGCAAGTCCTTGCTACGCAGACATTACTCACTCAATCCAATCTGTAGCTTCAGTTTCTACATTAGGTGCAAGTGCTACATCGGAACGACTTGGATCTTCTATAAGTGTTGCTGGTACTAATGTCACTCCAAAAGCTAATACAGTTGCTGGTCAAATAGGCTCTCTTGACCTAGCCGATGCTGGTATTACTAATGGTGTTCCTACTATTGATTACGACACCAGTTTTAATGTTGTAAATACAGGCGATGCTTTTTCTGCTAGCGAGACATTTTTACAAGGCGATAGTACAAGTACAACAGCAGCAACTGTGACAAACGGAGTTGCAGCACTACCACTTTTAGGAAAATACACGGTAACCAGTGGAGGAGATCCAGGATCTGTTTCTATTACTTTAGATAGTGGTCAAGCTTTGACTGTTGATTTAACTGATATGGGTGCTGGTACAACTGCCACATTGCAATCGACCATAACTCTCGGCCTTGATTAATGAGGTGGTTTGTATTTTTACTGCTCACAACCACTAATGCTTACGCTGGCTCAATACAGCCCCGATTTACAACTGGTACTCTTGAAAGTTCAAGCACTAGCAAGACTATTATTGTGGAAACGGTGGTTACGGAAAATCATCGGACAGGATTTTCTTATTCAGTTACTGGTACAAATATTTATACCGATAGCTATATTTCGCCTGACGCTACATATACAGATAATAAAATTTTTAACGGAGTTTCCTTTCAATGGGTAACTCCAGATTTAGAAACCAAACCTCAGTGGAAAATAAAAGAGGAAGGAGAGGCATTCAGTCTGACGGAAAATTTCCTTGCTCCAGGTTTAGACGCTATATCAACCGTAAATCGTACTATTACTACAGAAACGCAGCAAAACTCGCTCAGTATATTTTCCCAATAGGGCTACTGCTTGCAAGTCCTGTATACGCTAATAACACAATTTCTAGCCCCAGTAGTTCGAGTAGCGGAACCGTTATCAATAATGGATATCAATCAATTTCGGGAGGGTATCCAACTCATAGGTATTCAAATGGTATTCAATGTCAACTACCTACAATCGGAATTAATCCCTTTATCACTAGAGGAAAAAATTTCAGCCTACCAAAATACAACACAGTCAGAAATAATATTTACGATTTATCAGAAGATGATAATGGTAATCTTATTAATCCTGGCAGCATCTTGTATACAACAGAACAACCAAGAATAGATCAAACAACACACAACATTAACTACGGTATTACTGCATCAATACAAATACCATTAGGAGGTAAGTTAGGTTTTAATAAAGAGTGTTTAAAGGCTGCTGTAGCTCATAGAAAATCACAAGAATTTATATTAGAAGCAAAAAAATTAGAGGTTAATCTTAATCGGCTAAAAATATGTGCCGAGCAATTTAAGTTAGGAGTAAAATTTATAGGTGAGGATGCTGTTAGTTGTAGAAATGTTGTATTAACAACTGTACCTAATCAGGTTTTGCCTCATCAACATTCTTTGACTTCTGAGAACGAGAAATAGCTTTCTTGAAAACGGTCTTAGATAATGATTTCAGGAGAGCCAAAATAGCTGGACTACTCGCAGCCAAGAGACTAATAGTAACGACATTAAGTGCAGCACTAGGAGTAGGTAGTACCGATTTAACGAAAGTGACTTCTTCAAGAATCGGAAAGCAATCTACCCCATTATCGCCACGTTTATAAGCAATGATCCTTTGAGTCCTTAAATCTGTTGTAAAACTTCCTACTGGTAAAACTCTTGATAAATCTGGACATGGTTGTGGTTCTATTGTTTTATTTTTAGGTTTTGGTTTAGTTCTAGGTATTGACGTTTGTTGTGGTTTTGGTGCTTCTACAACAGGTGCTTCTTCTGTGTAGATAATTTCATTACTATCAAACCGTATTGGGTCATAAGAGGGCATTTGACCTTCTGGACAACTGTAATAAGTACCGTTTTTATCTGCCCATAGTAAAGAAGGGTTACGACTTGTATCTAAATCTCTATGAGTTAAATTACATCCTGGGATTTGACCTCCTAATGTATAAGTTTCAATTCCTGGAGTATCTGGAATATTTATCTCAGGTATTTTTATCTCAGGTATTTTTATCTCAGGCACTTACATAGGCAATGATATGCCTGTTTTACTTGGAAGTTTTTTATCAATCTGTCCAGGCAGCAAGTCCTTTACATTACCCATAACTTCTTGCATTACCTTATCTTTAAATTGAGGTGAGGAAACATACTTGTACATAAAAAAACTTCCGCAAGCCATACCTCCAGAAATTAAAAAGCTGAGTGCAGAAATAATATCTAAAGCCTTACGCATCTTGTATAACCTCTGTTTTTTCTAAATTTTCTTCTTTTTTTGGTAAAAATTCTTCTAATACCGCAATTTTTTCTTGGCAAGAAAATGCAAGTGTTTTTGCTTGTTCTAATGTTGATGCAGTTTTTTTTGCTAAATCTAAGTAATAATCTTTTTCTTTTTGCAAAGTTGCAATTTTTTGATTAATTTCCTGTTCAGTCATAAGCCCCTAATTATGCTACGTATTAATATTATAGCTATATATAAATTACTAGCAATCTGCTATAAATTCAACTAGGTTTTGGGTACTTGTCTTTAACCGCTTTAATAGCTGCCTTCCAAGCGTCTATTCCTTCATTATATATTTGATCTAACTGCTCAGCTACATATGGGTACTCTTCCCTTCTCTGAGATCTGTAGCTGTTATTTTCTAAAGTCCAAGCTGCTTGCAATGCAGCAAGACCATCTGTACATTCTTGTTCTGTTGGTTTAGTACCTCCATCATGTACAATTAAATTTGCATAAATTTTGTTTTTTGAATCACTCCAACCAAACCAACAACCAGTACGAACTGTAACTAAGTAATCTTCTATATGATCGGGGTATCCTGTTTTTAAATTCATAATTTTTAAGAAGGAGCGTTTGTATGATCGGTTAGTTTAGACACAATAAATGCAGTGTAAGAAGTACTACTACTTCCATATGTACCAGTACCATTATTAAGTACATCCATTCTAAATTTAATTTTACGAGTACCACTACCACCTGTATCATAATCTGCTGGTATTGACACGAAAGTCATAGCAGTTCCTGTTACTTCGTGTGTATTAGAATATCCACCATTAGCATTTGGAAAAGATGCATAAGCCTGACTTTGAGCATCAAAGTTAGCTCCATTATTCCAACTAAGTTCCATTCCCATCACGTTATAGTAACTTTGTTGGCTGTGGTAACACATACAGTAATGTTGTATTAAATAACCACCTTTTTCTCTAAATGTAAAAATGCCATTATTATTAACAAGTAAGTTATTGTTAGTGCTGCTGTAGTAAGGACTATAACTACCAACATCATCTGCTTTTTCCCAGTTAGTTATAGGGTTAGCATCACCTGTAAAGGAAGAGGACAATCGCCACATTTCTGAAATGCAGTTACTTTGCATTGAATGTGGATATACAATAGCCATTATGATACCTCCGTTAAATTAAACTTATACTTTTTGCCAGTTCGTTTGTTAATCAAGAATAAGTCATGGTGTCCTTCCTGTATAGTATAACTTCCGTAAGTTCCGTCAACATCATTAGCACCACCTTCGTTAGATAAATTAAGGTCATTGGTGTAGATGTTTTGCCATCTTAATGAGCTAGTACCTAAATCATAAGTGTTATTAGCCAAAGGTCTAATTGAACCATCAGTAAATTGATACCTTTCAACATTACTTGTTGCTACATTAATACCTTGAACACCAGATATTCCTTTTATATGACCAACTGTGCCATCAAAATAAATTTGTAGATCATTACCAGCACCAAGATATATTCTTAAATTATCAGCAGCGTTCATTATTAAATGATCTGTAAGTCTTAGTTCTCCTGTAACTTTTGCTCCAAGATTTGTAGTCTCAAACTTTTTACTGTTGTTGTGATATAGATCTACGGCTCCGCCAGCGTAAAATTGTGCCATCTGTGCAGAGTCATCGGCATTTAATAAAGCAATTTGACTTGATTGAATTTTTATATATCCAGTTCCAGCATCTACAAGTCTAGAATGACTTCCATCGTGATAAATTTGTAAATCTTGACCAGTTCCAGCTACAAACTTTTCATTATCATCACATCTAAACTCAGTCGTACACGTAACCATTCCAGTAACATGAACTCCAGTTGAATTTGTCTCAAACTTTTTAGCGTTGTCGTGATAGAGACTAACAGAACCATTTTTTACTGCATATAATGAAATTTCAGAAGAAGTACCATGCTCTAAAGTTATGTTACTGGGAGATTCTACTAATAAGTTACCCTTATAATTTCTTAAGTAAGCTGTACCTTGACCGTTAGTGTTTAAAAGTCCTAAATAGCTATTATCTCCAGTAGATATTTGGTGTTGACCGTATGTTTTTGTACCAACAGAAAGTGTCTCAAACATTTTACTGTTGTCGTGGTATAGCTCTACGGCTCCGTCTGATATTCCTCTAAAATATTTTTCTGCTGCTGAATTTTGTAATATTAAATCTGGGCTTCGTATTTCTAATTTTGAAGATGTGCTTCTAATGTTGCATCCAGTTCCATCGTGATAAATTTGTAGGTCTTGAGAATTACCAGCAGTAAATTTTACATTATCTAAAACTTCAGCACCAGATCCACCTATGCGTAGTTGTTTACTTGTTTCTTGGTTGTAAATCTCAATATAACCATTATCGTTCCATTGCATATATGCTTTATTTGTTGTACTTTCTTGAAACCTTATATATGGAGCGGCTGATCCAGAAAGAATTAATTTTTCATTATTACTGGTACGATTAATTGTAAGTTTTCCAGTAACAGTAGCTTGATCACTTCCAGTTTCAAATATTTTACTGTTGTCGTGATATAGCTCTACTGCTCCGTTTTCCGTAGCTTTAACAAAAGTTTCATTATTATTACCACGCATTTCTATGAAACTAGAACTTCTTAGATACAATGCACCTGTAGAATTTTCAAGAATACCAAAAGAACCAGTATGTCTAATGTTCATATCATTGTCATCGCCAAATTTTATTTTATGATCATCATCTAAAAGTATTTCGAAACTATTAGTATCTAAGTCACCGCCTAGCTGTGGTGATGTGTCATTTACCAGATCAGTACTAATAGAATTTGTAGAAGCAGCAGTTATTAAACCTTGTGCATTTATGGTTAATGATAATGTTGCACTACCAGAACCATAAGAACCTGCTGTAACACCAGAATTAGCTAATTTACTGCCAGCTATATTTGCAGCACTATGCAAATGACTGTTAGTAATAACATTATCTTTTATACCAGAACCGCTAACTTGTGTTTGTGCCATTATTTCTACGTAGGGGTATTAGATTTATCTGCTATTAGTTTAGCCTTCCATGCAGCTTTTACATCAGTAGTCCATACAGCATTACAAATTGCTGAAACTTCTGCTGGTTCGCCTGATATGTCTGTATCAACTAAATTATCTGAAGCATCTAACGTACCAGCTTGTAGTACATATCTTTCAAAAGATCTTGTTAGTTCTGTGCCATCTTTTTTGATGACAGTTGCTTTGCGGACTTGCACCGCTTTGTATTGACCGACAACTTCTATCTTGTCGTATTCGATTGATTCGGCTAATGCCATTAGGATTAATCTCCGATTAAAACAGGTTTATGGCTTAGTTTTAAGACGTAGCTTCGGTCTATTATTATGTATCATTTCTATAAGTAATTCCACCAAATATATGTCCAGTATTAGCCATATTATTTGTTGTCACAACACTGGCGTTACTATTAGTTCTTATTATATAAAGGAAATTAGCAGAAGCATTAGCGTAAATACCTCTTGCACCAGCAGCTTCAGTAAATCCAGTACCATGAGAAAGAGTACCAAAACCATGATAATAAGTGCTTCCAGTGTTAATTGGTATTCCTTTAATTTGCAGATTACCAGAACCACCACTCTTTGATTGCCAAGCAATATCAAACCATAAAGTTACCTGACTTCCAATTTTAGAATAATATCCTCTTTGGAGAACATAACTAATGGTAGGATTACCGCTAGAACCAGCAATGGTTGGTGTCCAAGTTCCTTCTTCATAGTCGTCTAAAAGCTCACTTGTTTTACCACTTGCATCAGAGGTAGCACTAAAGTCAATACCGTGACCAGATGCAACCTTTAAATTTCCATCACTTATTTCTACATTCCCAGACGAATCTATTAACATCCTGGCAGCACCAGCAGTATTGTCATAAATTACAAATTGATGTGCAGAAGCGATAACACCATTACCAAAAGACCAACCAGTAGTGCCAGCAGCATTGGTAATTGAGAAAGTTCTTGAGTTTGTAGCAGTAGCATTTTCAAGCTTTAAACCATTAGTTTTTACAATCACCTTCCCAGACGAATCTATACTCATACGTTGTGAGCCACCATTATAAAAATTAATGGTTTTACCAGTTTCTTGATTATTGATAACCATATTTTCGTTACCATCTAATCCAACTAATATTCCATCAGCAGAAGTTTCACCTGTATCATCATTTGTAAAATGAATTAAAGCATTATTATTGTTTGGTGAATGTAAAGATAATTCTCTTGTAGGAACCTGGTTTATACCTACGTTTCCAGCACCTGTAACAGCTAAAACAGAAGTACTTGTATTTGTTAATACATTAAAGATTGGGTTGTTATTTCCTGTACCTCTTGAACTTATAACTTTTAAAACTTCACCATCATTATCTGTTCCAGTAGTAGCAGTGTGATGAAAGATGTTATGTGCAGTATTTCTTGGGGTTCCATCTGAAACATGAAATTTAGCTGCTGGACTTATTATACCTATCCCAACCCGATTGTTAGAAGAGTCAACGTGTAAAGTATTGGTGTCAATAGTCAGATCACCAGTTCCAGTGATAGCTCCTGTTACGTCAATACCAGATGCACAATCTAAATTATTAGCAATCGTTGTGGCAGAACTTTGAATTGAAATTCTTGTTGCATTGTTTGTTGTGTCTTTAAAGTTTAAAGAACCATTAGTATTAGTTATTTCGTAATCTGGATCGTTCCCAGAATCCACTAAAGATATTTTAGGTACAGCAGATGTAATTGTGAAATCACCAGTTGTAGTTATATTCTGCGATCCAAAATCAGGGGAAATCTTTGAACCTGCTATTGCTGCACTTGCGTTTATATCAGCATTTACAATCGTTCCATCTACTATTTTTGCACTTGTAACAGTATTGTCTGCTGGTTCTGATACTCCAAGACTCTTAAATGTAAGAATAAAAAAGTCTGTTCCTGTAGCTGGTGCAGCAGCTAAAATAATATCATTTCCATTAATACTAAAACCTTCACTAGGTTGACCTGTACCAGCAATAGGTTTTTGGACAACACCAGCAATACTTACTAATAATTGTTGTGCTGATACAGATGGTGGTTGACTTAATGTAAATCTATAAGCAGATCCGTTAAATGTGGCACTACCTCCACCAGTTGCACTACTAGAACTAAGGGTATTAATAATAATGTCACTACCACCACCAGCTATTTCTGCAACGCTGCCATTATCCATTTTGGTGAATAATTTACCAACATCAGTACGTATTGCAACTTCTCCTACAACAAGATCACTAGCAGTTGGATCACTTGTACCCCTTTTATGTTTTATGACATTAGCCATTAGCTATAACCTCCTATAAGTAACGTCTAAAAGCTGCCCCCATCTACGGTTATACCGTCAAAAGTTGTTAAGTTAATAATCGAACCGCCTGTTATTGCAACAGAATTAGCAGCCTGTGTAGCAATAGATCCTAAACCTAGTGTTGTACGTGCAGCAGCAGCATCCGCATCATCAATAAGCGTTTTACCGTAGTTACTAAATCCTAAATTTGTTAATGCTGCACTACTTGATGTTGCACCAGTACCACCGTCTGATATTGCTAAAGTACCTGCTATGGAACTTGCAGATAAATCTATTGCTAATTCTGTACTAGAAATTATTACACCGCTATTTGCTTTTAAATCAAGTGAAATTGTATTTCCTGATTTTTGAATACCGTCACCTGTAATTACCTGACCAGCACCAGAAAATTGTGTAAAAACCAATGCGTTTGTTCCAACTACTGCAACATCAGTTGTACAGACAAATCCATTATTACCGTTAACTGTACCTTTTTCTACGAATACAAAATTACCTGCTGCATTTGCACCTGTAGCCATATCACTAGCTCTAGATGGTGAACCAGAAGCATTGACATTATAAATACCATTAGCAGCAGAACTTGTTTGGTCTTTTAATAATATTCTGTCTCCTGTAGTTAAAGTAACACCATCAACTGTTTGACCATTTGCATATGCACTACTTAAAGTACCGTTACCAGTAGTTGCTACCACAACAGAATCTTTAACATCTAAAGCTTGTGCAACAGAATCAACATACGCTTTATTTACTCCATCAGTATTAGCAGTAGGTGTTGCTAAACCTGTAATTTTTTGACTATTAAAATCTACAGCAGCGTTAGGTACTGTTAATTCATTTAATCTATTTGTTTGTACACCAGCATCAAAATCTGAAATGCGTGTATGTGGAATTGAAGGAATATCAGCGTCAGCTAAAATTCGCATCACACTAGCACCAGCACCATTACTAGGTGCAGCTAATACAAAATTTGCAGAATAACTTGTTTCTTTATCCCAAAATTTACCCTTACCACCAATAGGAATTATTGTTGTTGCCGAACCACCAGCCCCACCTGTACCTTTACCGTAATACAGTACTTCATTACCTTCAGTAAGAGATAATTCAGCATTAGCACAACTACTAATTGCTGTAGAACCTGTACTTCTTTTAATTCTTATTGTATTAGCCATAATGTTGAATTAAATAAAAAATTGATAAAAAAGCAGAAAATCCTAAAAATTTCCTCCATCCACTAACGTTAATTTTGTAGTGGTTTGGTCAGCACGATAAGTACCAGAAGCAGCGTCATAATATGGTATAGAACCATCAGCTACGTTAGTATCAACCATGCTTTTGTTTAAAGAACTAAAATTTGCACCTTGAGTACCCTGCGTTTTAACAGTAATAACTCTAGTAACACCGTTAACAGTAACCGTATTTTTTTGTTCAGTTACATTAACCGTCATGCTGTGTAGCCCTCTGTTGAAGTAATAGTACCGCCAATTACATAGTAACTCGTAGTACTAATAGTTACTCTTAAATCATAGTAACTCAAATCAGGTAAAATGCTTGTTTGTGAGTCTGTTAATGACATATCAATTATTCCATTTTGTGCATCAGATATAGTTACTGTCATATCAGCATATTTTTTTGTGCGTTCATAATTCCAAACTTGAGCTATAGCAGCATAACCAGTAAGGTTAATAGGATTATTATTACCATCTGTATAAGTAATTGGCTGTTGCCAATCTTGCCTACGTTTTAGTTCAAAATTATAATCGCCTTCTTGTGGTGTAGACATTGTTATAAGGTTTTTTTATATTATAACGCTTACGTAGTAATAGTAAAAATATTTAAGTTTTAATTACGTACATCATTGCAATGTTGTCAGGTCTTGCATCAGATCCCCCATTACTATTAGAAGTTCCAGAAGCAGAAAATGTGTGATCATGTGAAGCGTTCATATCAAAACCACCAGCAGGGCTAGAATCAGTTGCATTTGGAGTTGTAGGAGTATTTACACTAGACCTTTTACTAAATACACCAGAAGTAGTACCATATGCAGCCATTGTTTCTGCAATCCTAGCAACACTACCAGTTAGTGATTTAGTGCTGGTTGTACCAGAAACACTTGTACTATGTGTATGTGATTTGTTTCTTGAGGTTTGTTCATTTGCAAAACTTCTACCATCATCATTAGTACCAGTTTTTGTATTAACCCAACCTCTAACAAATACACCTCTTAAATCAGGTAAATTAAAATGATTTGAATCTACAGCACCCCATGTAGTTAGTATCTTTAAATATAAATTATTGTATTGACCTGTTCTGGGTAAACTTTGTCCAGCACATTCTAAATAACCATCAGGTACATTAGTTGTTGCCATTAAATGAACAGAACCAGTAGGAACACCAGAAACAGGTTGCCAACTAAGTCCACCACTACCATCACTTTCTAATTTATCACCAGCATTCCCATCATTATCTGGTAGTGTAAAAGTTAAATCAGCAGATAAAGCAGGTGATTTTATTGCAATATAATTATTATCTTGTGGATCTTTTAATCGTAATGCTTTACCTGCATTTATAGATAAACCATCTGAATTTATATTTGCTCTTAAAGTACCACCTGTTGTTATACCAATATTATTAGCAGAAGATAAAAACAGACCTGAATCAGCATCATTTAATTGAATTGATGGACTACTAGCAGTACCAGAAGGTAAAGATAAATTACCTGTAAAACTACCGCCAGTTTTAGGCATATGGCCTAAATTAGTTTCTAATTTGCCTAATTCTATATATCCATTATTAGATGCGTTTCTAATACGTAAAGTATCAGGTGTTGTTGATTCATCTACAAAAAATTGATGTGCAAGTGTTATTGGTGGTGTATTAGCACCAGAATTATTACTATTTAAAGCAGCTAAATTTTCATTAACATCAGCCCTAAAGTTAGCACCTGTGTCATCTGGTATAGGATAATTTCCTGATTGTACTTGTGCCATTAGTTAACCCTTCCCATAACCTGTAGCAGTCCAGGTAAATGCTCTAGCTTGTCTTGCGTCATTAACATTGTAAATAGATACACTAAATTGATCCGCAGCAGTATTAGTAATATTATAATAGTCTCCGCTATTTGTAGCACTAAAAGTAATCCCTATTACAGGTGCAGTAGCAAATTTATTTGCAAAAGTTATTGTTATATCACCACTGCTAGAGGCAGTACCAGTACCATTTATAGTTCGTAAAGGCATATTAGAAGTTACTTCTAAAGTTTGTATTGCTATTTGTGCTGCACTATCATTACTTTCAAATTCTGCTTTTAATTCATAACCTCTAGCCTTAAATTCAGCATTGTTAAAAGGTCTCCATGTAGTCCAAGTTGGTGAGCTACTAGGATTTGTTTGTGTTGTTCTTATATATAATTTTACATCTGTATTTGATGGTGTACTGCCATCAATAGAGGTTAAAGAATCCCAATTAGGAAAAGTATCTACAGTTGCAGCATTAGGAAAAAATGATCTAACTTTTAATTTACTTTCTAAGGAAATACTAAATACATGACTTAAATCTATTGGATTATTAGCAAATAAATATGTACCAGTTGTATGTAAAACAGAACCATTAGCAGCTAATAATAATTCACCACTTGTAACTGTTAAATTTGTTTTATTTCCAGTAAAAGTATTTTGTTCTGTTTGTGTATTTATATTATATAAATTACCTAAATCTGGTTTTTGAAATTCTACATATGCAGCATTTACACTTGTTCTGCCACCAGAATCAACAAATTTTGCTAGATATGTACCTTCTTTTAAATCTGCATATGCTTCTTTAGCAGTACCAGTTAAATCACTATGAATAGAAGTAGCATTAGCCCAAGTAACATTTGTTAAATCAGGAGAATGTTTTAACCTTACTAATCCTCCTACGATTACATCTAAATCTTCACTTTGTGTCCATTGCAATCTTGCTAAACCATTTGTAGGAATCATTGTTAAATTAACCATGTCAGCAGGTGCAGCAGTTTTACCAGCTAAATTAACTGTATGATTTGCAATAGTACTACCTTTATTTAAATAGTTAACAGCTTGAATTTGTACTTGTAAAACACCAGCCCTTAATGCACCAAAATTACCACCTTGTCTTAATGAAATAGAAGGTGAAGATGTTCTTACAGTTGCCCAGTTATCATTATCAACCCTATAAGTAATCCTAAATTCTGAAACACGTTTCATATTGTGCTGCCAACTTAAATCACAACCAACAAAAACTCCTTGACCATCAGAATACAAAAATTCTTGGTCTTCAATATCTGTAACTGGATTTGGTGCAGTAGTTAAATCGGTAACGTTTCTAACTGTTATAGGATCACCATTATCAACTGCGTTATAAATTGAACTGTTATATTGCAATGCAATTACAGAATATACCCCATCACTCTGTTCACTAACTTCAATAACCCTAAATTGTTGTGTCTGTACTTCTGTACTTTGTAAAATATAAACAGTCTCTGCATTAGGTGTTTCAGAAAAAGCAGAACTAACAGTAATAGTTTTTGTATTTACATCTATATTTAATATTGGTTTTTTTTCTACAAGACCATTTGATAATAAAATTGAAATTTCTGGAGTTTTAGTTAAATCAATAGAAATATTTTCACCACTGTCTATCTTTATAACTGTTGTAGTAGATCCTGTACTTATATAACCTGTATGCCTGTAACCACTTTTCAATTCATCAGCAATATCAATTACCATTCCAGGTCTTAGTATTATGCCTGATTCTATTGCTACAGAAAACGATACTGTATTAGTTAAAACTGATTCACTTTTAATAGCCCATAACCCAATACGATGTGCTTGGCCTTGAGAATAACACCCAAGTGCTTTTATTTGCTTATCAATAATTCCATATTTACTAACAGCATCAACATCTTCTACATATTCAAATTCTGTTTCACCTAATTTGTCATAGCTGGAATAAGCAACAGTACAAGTAGTATGTCTTGCTTTTTGTGATGTGCCTGTATATTCAAAAATTCCATCAACAACATTAGAATTACCAATTAAATATTTACTATCTTGAGGAGAATCTTGAGTTACAACTAAACTACCAGCACCGTAATAACTCATTCCTCTAAAAATTGAAGTTAATTCTTTTATTGCGTCATAAACTTGTTTGCGTTGATTAATTACCATATTTAAGGCAAACCTAACTTCTTGCCCATTTTTATGGTCAGGTACTAATTGATTGCAATATTGACTAATTGTATAAAAATCAAATTTATCTAAAGTAGCAGCATTTAAACCAACTCCATATCTATCATTTGTTAACAAATTATATAAATGCCAAGAAGGATCACTATGCCATTGAGCAGCCCCAAAAGAACCATCCCAAATGCCAGAATATGTAACTCTACCTAAATAAGTTGTTGTATCTACAGACGCATTTGAAGGTAGTTGAGTTTTTATGCCTCGTATTAAAAATTTTCTTCTTGGAATATTTGAAAATTGTCTTGAGTCAAAACGTAAAAAAACTAATGCACTATTTGGATAACTTAACTTTTCATCAATAATTTCAGTAATACCTTGCCAAAAAGTTTTATTAGAAATTTTACTACTTGTTTCATCCGCACTAACTCTTGACAATTCAATATTTACAGGAAAAGCACCAGTTAAAGGAAATACATAATCACGTTGGTAATTATTAGATGATTTACCTTTAATTTCATCTTCTTTTACAGTTGAATAACTGCCTCCGTTATATTGCACTCGAATTTTTATCGTTACTTTATGTCCAACAATATCTCCATCATCTTCTATTTTTCTTAATGTTGGTATAGAAATAGTAACTCTAATTTTTGAAGCCGCAGTATTAGATATTTGTTTAACAATTACATTTGGATTAGTACCAGTACCTCTAATAAGTTCAACAGGCAAACCAACATCAGTACGTTCTATTTCATTAGCAGCTAATGCTGAAATGTATGATTGCGTCTGTGTACCATTGCGAGTTTCTATTTGATATCCTTCAAAATTATTATTACCATTAGCATCTTGTACTGGTGTACCATCTAAAAAAATACTTTTATAACCATCATCTAACCCTTGGATTTCACCCTCTGAAACAAGATCCACCACATTTGCCATCTGGATACTTTGTAAAGAATCATCAGCTTCTACTGGTGTTCTATTGCCACCGCCTTTACCACCGCCACCTGATCCTCTTATAACAGTCATTACACCACCTGATCTACATCAAGACCAGAACTTATTATTGCACTACCGCAAAAAGCCCGACCCATAACAATAGGTATTGGAGTCCCAACTTGATTTACATTATTAATTCCGCTAAAGCTAAAGTTTTGTAATTGATTTGCTTCACTCATAGTAGGAATTTCTGGTTGAGGCGAAAGCATTTCTGCCGCCCCAGAAATCATCATTAATACACCAAACTTTTTTAATGTTGATGCAACACCTATAGTTCCTATTGATGATCCAAAAGTACCTATAGTCCAAGATCCTGGTATAAGAAAACCAGCACCTAATAGTAAAGCTCCTGTTAAAAACCTTCCGAATCCCCTACCAGCACCTGTAATTATTGGTGCTATTGAAAAAACTTCTTTTGTTCCCATTGGTATTGCTAAATCATTTATATTTTCTTCTCCAATTTCTTCCGTACCAACTTTTACTTTATATACAATTCCATTTTGATCATTATCTAATAACCATTTTTCAAGCCCTTTAAAATTTACAAGTAAAGCTTTAAGTGCTTCCGTAGGGGTAGTAACATCAAAATAAAAAATACCTTGACCTAAAAACTTTTTTAATTCTCCGTAAACTTCAATTTTTTTCATGTTTTAATACCTTTGCTGTACTTTGGATAAAATATCCACCATATACATCTCTACTAGAAAGCCTACCTTGTACATGATGTAAAATCACATTATCTCCTAAATAAATTGCGGCATGATTAGGAACATCAGCTTCTAAATGCATTAATATTACACATCCATATTCTATCTCTTTTAAAGAAATTTCATAGAACCCTTCTTTATTAAAATTATTTAAATACATATTTTCACCTTTTTCCCACCATTTATCTCTTCTAAAATAATCATTTAATTGAATATTAAATTCTTTAGTATAAAAATCTCGAACAAGGGTATAGCAATCAACAACACCATGAAAAAACTGCCTTCCAACATAAGGTAATTGATAGCCAGTAGGCTGCCAGTTTCCCCATTTTTCAGTATGTGGGTTAACAATAAACCATTGTTTTCCTGATTTTTCACAAGCAGCTTTATCTGCATAACTAGGATAATGATTTGTATTTGGATGGCTATGAATAATCGCTGTAATTTCTCCTTGTTTTTCTGCTTTTATATAATCATCTGGATCTAAAATAAATTGTTCATCAGGAGTTTCTGCTAAATTATTGCATTTAAAATATCTTTCTTTTCCTTTAACAATATGAACTAAACCAACACATTCTTTAGGACTTTCATCTTTAGCGTGTTGTAATGCCAAGTGTTTTATATCTTCTGTTAGTTTCATTGTGTTTTACCCGCAGTAGGAAAAGAACCAAAAGGTAATACACCATTTTCACCAAATCTTTTTTTACAACTAGATAACCTTTTACCACAAACATCATTAGCGAGTGTACTTTCAACAACATCATTTTTGTTAAAATAATTACTGCCTGTATAAGAACATTCAGAACTTCTATATTGCCATTGGCAACAATTACCAATTAATTGTCTTTGTGGTAAATAAGAATTTGGAAGATCAACTTCCATAGCTAATTCAAACGTAACAATATTCATATTTTCACTTGATTTACGATCAACTAACCATATTTCAAGAGGATGTTGAGCATAAGGATCTGCTGTAGATTCACCATCTAAAAATTTTTTATGAGTTCTTATACGTCTTACCTCTGCCCCGCCAAGGTCATTACCAATATTAAATATATTTATATCTCTCAATAAAAAAGTTATTAAATGATCAGTATTGGCAATTGTTAAAGTTGGCCTAGCCGCAGTGCCAGTTGTTGACTGTATAAAACCATTTGCTTCAATAGCCATTCTTGAATAAGTTTGCCCACCAAAGACAATATCTCCACTAATATTTTCATTGCAGCCATTATGCCATCTAACAATATTATTAGAATTATGTAATGTAGTATTTAAATGTAATTCAAATAATTCAATAATTGCATTAGGACTTAAAACAGATACATCTTGATAAACACTACTAATAGCAGTCCATATAACAGTATTGTCAGTTATGGTATCGCCAACTTGTTTAGGCCATTCTGGTTGTGTAGCTGCTGTTGTACCAGCCGTAGTACATTTAAAAAATAAACCATTATTATTTACCGCTGTAGATCGCCTAATAACATTTAAAGCTACTGTTGTATTAGCTGACCATGCTGTTACTGCCATTATGGTATTGCCACCTCTTCAAAAGTTGCAGTTACAGTTGCTGTATTAGCGTATGGAATAGAAATATTCCAAGTCTTGCATTTATATTTTGAAGAAGAAGCTGCATAAGGAGCAGTCCAATCAAAAGCTTCACTAGCTTTTCTAGCTTTTAAAAAAGTGTTAATAGTATTTGATTGAGTTGTTGTTAAATTACTAAATCTTAAATTCCATCTAGGTAAATCTTGATTTAGTCCAAAAACAACAGATTTTACATAACCACTGCCAAACTGTACTTCTCTTACAGTAGGACTATGTTGTTCTGTCGCATCATAGTCAGGTTGAATATTAACCTCAGAATCCCAACTAGCCATACAATAAACCTCCTGGTCTTTGTTCCATTACCAATTGCTGTTGAACCGCAGCAGCAATAGCTTGTCCTAATTGCCTACTTCTATCATATTCGCCTTCGACAGAAGTACCATCAGCATTAACAGAAACATTAACGACAGTACCGCCATTACCTGATGTTTCTACCCCAAGTCTTCCACCTCTACCACGTTTCAGCGGGAGTATAGCTTCGCTTCCTGCTTCCCCTGCAACAGCAATACCACCATTCGCCATCATCTTGTAATGAGGCTTATTAATTATCGTCCCACCTTTTGCATATTTTGTAACTTGCTTACCATCTTGCAAAACATTACCTTTGGCACTAAATAATTTTTCAAACCAACCAGTAAATGGTTTCATTATTGTTTGTTGTATTGCAATACGAGCCATACTTTCAATAATTGAACTTGCCAAGTCTCTAAATGCAAGTTTTCCTGTCATTACAAAATTAACTAAGGTATCTTCCATCTTTTTAAATGCACCATTAACAGCATCAGAAATAGATTCGGATAATGTTTTGATTGAATCGTAATAACTTTTTGCACCGCCCATCAAAGCTTTATAGGCTTCATTTTGATCATTTAAATTATCTGTACCTTTTTTTTCTGATTTGTTTAATTCACTTCTCTTTTGTATTAATATTTGCAATGCATCTTGTGTATTCTTTAGTTGTTCTCTTTGAAATACCATACCAGTTCTACCACCTTCTGCATCTCTACCTTCTGCTATCATTTTTGTCATTTTCTCTAATTGTCTTTGTTCTTGCTGTTGTAATTTAAAGATTTCATTATCTAAACCAACACCAAAAATTTGTTGCATTTTATCTAGCACTTTTGTTAATTCGTTTACTGCATTAGCAGCAAATATTTGGAAGCCAGCACCTACAGGTTTAAAAAATTCACCAAAACTTCTACTTAAATTTTTTAATGCAACATCCATTCTTTGACCAGCCTCTTCTTGTGAAGCTGCCATATCTAATGCACCTTGCTTATGTTCATCTCGTAATTTCTCGGTAAAAGTAACAACTTTATCTAGACCAACAGTTCCATCTCTTAAGTTCTTTTGTAGGGCTTCTAATGTCATATCATTAGCCTTCGCAAACTTAACCACGGCTCCTGCAAGTCTCTCGCCTAATTGCCCAGATAGCTCTTCTGCACTCAATTTTCCTTTTCCGAATATCTGACTCATCGCTCTAATTCCAGACTTAACATCGTCCGCATTTCCACCTGTCGCTTTGATCGCTTCACTAACACCTCTAAAGGCAGTTTCTGCTACTCCAATGTCATAACCAGAACCTAAAACAGAAGCAGATAATTGTGTAAATTGTTTTGTTGCTACATCAATTGGTATGTTTAGTTCTGTTGATGCTTTCTTTATTATGTCTTGTGCTTTTGCATAATCTACAGATGTTTTGGTAACTGCTTTTAAAGCAATTTCTAATCTACTGACAGAAGCGGCATATTCAGCAGAAGCTTTAACCTGTGCAGCCGCACCAACAGCACCAGCAACTCCTAAACCAATTGCTGCACCGCCAGCAGCACCTTTTAGGCCAGCTTTTTGAAATCCAGCAAATGCACCAAACTGTGCAGCGGGAGGTAAAAATGATGCACCAGCAGCACTTAATGCAGTAGGGGCAGCAGCCCTAGCACCAGCCATAAAACCGCCACCTTTAGAAGCAGTAGCATTAAGACTTGCTAATTGTGCTTGAGCATTTGCAATATCTTGGGTAAGGATTTTATATGAATTACTAGTTATGGATACGTTATCTCTTAAATTTGTAAATACAGAAACCTGAGTTTTTAATGTATTAGTTGTATTACCAGCAGTTTTTGTAAGGTTTAATGCTTTTGTTCTTAGTTCACCAATAGCTGCTCCACTTTGTTTTGCAGAACCACTAATCTCTCTAATTGTACTCTTAAGCTTTTTAACGGAATCTAAGCCTTCAACAATGGCTTTAATTTTAAATTGAGTCTCTGAAGCCATTATTATTTCTCCGTATCCTTATTAAATACTGCCATAGCTGCACGTTCCATAATTTGTATTTTGGAAAGCATCTTTTTTACGTCTTTCACATAGTATATACGACAAAACCATTCAAGTACATCATATTTTAAACCAATTACACCACCCATAGTTACGTTCCATTGAGTTCCCATCCTGGTAAACATTATTACTGCATCCCAGTTTTCTTGCATTACTTCTACATTTTTTTCTTTGGGCTTTGGAAAATCTTTGACTCCGAGGGCGATGGCATCATCATAAGATTCATCTTTAACAACACCTTTACCAGCCCAGTACTCAGCAGCCTCAACTAGTTTTTTTCTTCAGCAAGCTCATACATTGCAACATATGCTTTTGCAGTAGCTCTTACAAAATGAATATCATCACACCAATTTTGCAATTCTTTTTTTGAAAAAGATAATGGATTGCCTTCCATATCATTCATGTCATCCCAGCCTATAACTGTTTTTAAAGATAATTCTTTATCACCTTTCTGTGAAATTTCTGCAACTTCTTCGTAACCCAAATAATTAAAATGTGCTGTATACGTTTCTTCCTCAAAAGAACCACCATCTTGAGGAATACGAACAGTTACAGGCCATTTTATAACCTTGTTAGACTTTTTTACTAGAGGCATAGTGAGCAGTTAATATTCTTGTTAAAGAATAGCAAGTATATTAAGTAAAAGCCAAACTGAATTCATTATTAGCCGCACTTGGTGTTGCCATAAATGGAATGTCTAACATAATAATTCCATCTGAATCCCCATAGTTAGGAGCAGAAAAATCAGTCTGTGGAACACTGCAAGTAACAATGTTGCCAGCACCGCCATTATGTCTCCAAGTGTTTGATCCAGTACTACTACCTTCAGCATCTGTAAAAAAGTTATGTGCAGATAACGCTGGCATCTCAACTGATAAATTTCCAGAAGGTGTTCTGTCAGTAATTAATACACTTTTGCTACCACCAACAAGTTCCCTATAAATAACAGAATTGTTCATATCAAAAGACCAATTTTGTAAAATGCCAGAATAACCAAATATTGAGAAATTATCAGTATTACTAGAATTAACAATTACAGGAGATGCTTGATTACTAAATGTAGTAGTAGGTAATGCAGTATCTGTAATTGTTCCCTTTAATCCTGTCATAGTAAAAGTTATAGAAGGAATTTGATTAACTTCAAGATTAATTGAAAAAGTTCCTCTACATCCTGTAATTTTATGTAAAACACCATCGTAATTACACCAAATTGTGCAGCTACCAAAACTAGATGACTCAGGAGCGTAAGTATTTGAAGTTGAAGAAACAGTTGTTAGTGCCAATCCAGATGATTCTAAAAGTGGAGAATATTTTGGAGCAGTCCCTGCCGCACCACTTCCTGTCATTTCCACTGTCACGCTTACTTCTACACGTTGATTAGCTAATAAAACCTCTTGGTTTCCAAGATATGGTCTGATAACTTCTCTGCTGACTTCATCAGCAACGATTGGTGTTAATTCAAGAGAAGTAACTTTTACAGCATTTGCACTTCCAGTAGGAGTAGTTGATGCGTCATAACTAGCCTCGTTTTTTACAAGAATAGTTTTTAACTTCGAGTTCTTAGCCATTGTGTCATTAACTAAAAGGTGGTTATCTATATAATAGCTTAATATTACTATTGAAGAATAGTATTATTGTGATAGATCTGCATAAAGTGTTCGATATTTAATTAACCAGTTAGTTGATATTACCGCTGTAGGCATATCTCCATCTTCAAATACATAATCATGCCCTAATGGTTGTACGTCTATAGCAAGACCTCCTAAATTACTTGTAACTAACATTTTTGCGTGTAATGACTCTAAAGTAGGATCAGCAGCTTGATAAGGACTAACCGTTGTAGAACCACGGACAATAACTAATATTCTTAATTGTAAATCCCAATCTAAATGATTTAATCCTGTGTTTTGATCGCAATTATTACTAACTGGTTCGATAACAAGTGCTGGAGTTTCATTTCTTGTTAATGGAACAACTCTACTGCGATAAATTTTAGTGCCAACACCAGTTGTACCAGCCAAAGCTGTTTTTACTGCCGCTAATATATTTTCAGTCTTTGTTGTCATGTTTTTTGAAGCGTAATGGTTACCAATTGCCCATCAGTATCAAACATTGTTTCTCTTACGGTATAAGCAACATCATTAACAGTAATTTCATCATTTGCAGTTAAATGACCAAAGTCACTAGCTTTTGCTCTTATTGAATAATCACTAAATAAGACTTGTCCGTCAGCCATGACTTGTGATGGTTCACTTAAAATGGCAGAACCTGATTTAGTGCCAGCAACACACGATAGACCAAATTCGCCTCCTACAAAAACATCATTGTCATCACTTAAAGCCATTTTTTAAAATAAATAAAAAAAAAGAGGGGTCAATTAAGACCCCTTATGTAATTAAGACTTAAGTCTTAGCGTCTAACATTACAGCGAATGCTTCAGCCCTTCTTACAGCTACATCGATTGTGATAATCGCTCTCATTGCTGTTAATGCCTTGGTGAAGTCTGTTGAATCAGAATCTGACATCGCAAGTTCAAGTCCATTACCCCAGAAGCCAACAATAGCTTGTGAGAAATCACCAAATAGAACAGCAGAACAAATACTGCTTGCAGAACCTTTTGAAAGGTTAGATGGTACTTGGTTTGTAGAACCAATTGTATAGCCGTTAGCTCCTCCAGGAGTTGAACCACGACCAATAGCTGTTTCGTTTGTGTTCCATAAGAAAACACCATCGCCAGTAGCAGAACCGCCAGCACGAAGTTTCTTTAACTTAGCTACAACTTTTGGGTTAGTAAGATAAGCCATGCTTCCACCACCAGCATTATCGATTAGAACTTCTTTTTCTAAATCGACTAAATGCTCAAGTGTGATATCAGCACCGTTTGTTCCACCAGCTACAGATCCGATTCCAGAAGTCTGCATAATACCTGTAGGCTGTCCAGATGAACCAGAACCATTAAGGATTGCTAGGTCAACTCCAGTACCAACTGTTTCTCTAAGGTCATCTCTTATAAGACCTTCGATTCCAGGTGTAGCCTGTAAAAGAGTCTGTCGAGTGTACTTAGACAAAATTCCTGCGTTTTTCGGAGCAAGAGAAATTTGATCAAACGTACTCTCTGACTGAGTTATTGCCGTTGTTTGATTTGCAAGCCAGTACATTGTAGAAACACCGCTTCTTCTTGGAATATCAATATTTCCAACAAGACCTGTCATTGTTCTTGCACCTAAAGTAAGCAATAAGCTCTCATTTCTAAGTGCCTCTACAAAATCCTGATCTAATAATTCTGTTTCAACTAGATTACCCCCAGTATTAGCTGAACCAGTGTTATAGGTTGCTCTTTGAAATTGGCTTTCCAAAGAATTTCTTTGCAATGCAGAATAAGGAACAAGAATACTTTGTTCTTTAGTTCTATTAACTCCAGAACGCTCAACTTCTTGTGAAATTTCTCTAGCAAAACCAGCAGCACGAGAAGAAAAATCTCTAGTGTATCCAGCTTTAATAGCTTCGATAAGACTATACTTTTCTTTTCTTAAAACTTCTGGTTGTATTTCTGGAGCAGAAACAGTAGGAGTTGGCTTGGCACTAATTTGGTCAAGAACAGCTTCTCTTGCTTGGTCTATAGAAGAACCATTTTCAACAAGTTGTCTTCCTAAGTCAGAAAAACCATGCTTAGTTGTTAAAGCATTAATAGTAGCTATGCGTGAACGCTCTTCGTTTCTAGCCTTTTTCTCAGCTTCAGAACGCACCACACTTAGATCAGGGGTGTCAGTCATTTCAATTTGATTGTTTAATAGGACAGGTGATGCGTCAGATTTAGACGCAGAAGGAGGCGATTGCTCACGCTCTTCTTTTATTATAGGTTGTTCTTGCGTATTAGTAGCAAGTTTTCTTCCTAGGCCAACAGAAAAATCTGCTGGAGTCGAAACCAGGCTTACCTCGGCTGGAGTGAATTTGGTAACACGGTAGGAATTACCTTGGCCTTCTTCAGTCTCGTCAACTGAATATCCAAAACTTACATTTCTGTAGATTTTGTCTTTAACCATCTGTAATGCCTCTTCACCAGCAGCATTACGAGCAAAACGTACTGTTGCTCTTCCCTGTTTTTTCTTTTTATCAAGATAAGCTCTTTCTACAACACCAATTACAGAAGATGGATCATGCATCCAAAGTAAAGGTGCTGAAGCATTGAGCCTAGAAAAATCAATACTATCCTCTCGGTGTATTAATATTTCATCACCTAATAAACCTCTATTAACAGGGGTTTCAGAACTAAAAGGGAAATCAATTGTTCGTTCTTCTTCATTAAGTTCTCTTGAATCAAGTAACTCAGAAAAATGCCGCAGTTGAGGTTTGCCTTCTAGATCACGTTGTTCCTCCATTTGATTCAGAAGTTGTGGTTGCTTCTATATTAGCTTGCTTTTGCTCCGTAGCGACATCAGTGTCAAATAAAAGCCCTAAACTGTCTGCCATATCAACTTCAGCCTTTCTAGCGGTCATTAATTCGTCTATATCACCACCTTGTTCAGCAATTACTTGTGCCTGTGTTTTTAAACCAGCTTTAATTGCTTCTTTTGCACTAGCCACCTCTTTTTGTGGGTCAACAAATTCAAATCCACGAGGTTGCCATTTTACTTTTTTATACTTATCAGGTTTAGTTTCGTATCCTGGTAGGTTTAATGCACCTGATAAAACAGCCATATCTAGCCATTGTTCAAATACCCTTTGATGTAATCCTTTTATGAAGAATTGTTGCAGACTTTTGTATTGAGTGCGATCTTCAAGCATAGAAAGACGACTAGAACTGTAATTAGACTGCGAAAAGTCTTTTGAAATACTTTCATAGCTGATCCCTATTCCCGCTGCCATACCTCTCAAGCAAGCTCTCATAAATGGTTCAAATTCACCATTAGGTGAATCAAAATTTGGTACTGTCACATTTTGTCCAGGTTCAAGATAATGAAATGCCCCAGGTGACCATTCTGATACTCGATCTCCTTCAAATATTTCACCACCATCATTAAGTTCTCCTTCTGGTGAACTAATAAATGCCATTAATGCACTTGCACCTCTAGCTTTAATAACGGAACTTTCTGCATATCCGTCAAGATGATGTAATTGTTTTAAAACAGGTGCTAACCAAGGAACACCTCTAGTTTGTTCTGGTCTATCAGTTAAATAAAGATGTATTACTTCATTAGCTGGCAAAATCATATGCCTTGCAACTTTTTTCTTTGTGGGAAATGCACTATCTCCTGGATGTTCTGTAAAAAATGCATATGAAATTGGTCGATACCATTCATCATGTTTAATTCCCATTCGCCAATTATCATTTTTGTTATTAGAAACTCCTTCATAATTATTGTCTAATCTATCGCTTTCTAATATTTCCAAAGCAAAAGGTATTTTACTTCTGCCAAATCTTTTATTTACTATTCTTACAAAAACTTCTCCTGACTCTATAAGACTAGAACAACATAATTTTTCAATATCTGTCCAACATAAACGTCCAGCAGTATGACAAGAATCATATCTACCCCAATCGTGCCATAACTCTTCTACTACATTATTTCTTTCGGTATCTAAACCTTTGCCATATCTTTCTTTCTTTATTTGTGATTGCATTTTAATGCCATTAAAGCCAATAACATTTCCAACAATAGTTCTTACAGCTTGTTTTCCATAAGGAGTATCTCTAACTATTTGACGGCTTCGTTGTTGTAGTTTTGGCAAACTACCTTTTATTTCAGCATCAGCAGAAGAGTTATTAGACATCCAACCAGCAAGTAATCTACCGCTAGATGCAGAAGCATAAGATCTTCTTTTCATGTTGACAGTTTCTAAACCAAATAAGGCTTGAAATGCTTTACCAACTCTTGTTCTTAATCCCATGATTATCTAAAAATAAGTTTGTTAATAAATGGATCGCCTTTACCTTGCTTTATCTTGTCTGCTCTTTGCTCTCTACTAACTTGTGATTTATAAATAGTTCTTAGCCTTCTTAACTCGCCAATATCCATATATTTAAAAGTTCTATCACCAATCGTATATTCTTCTGCTTTGTTAGTAACTATCGCTAATAATGCAGCTTCTACTTTTTCAACCATTTTTTCAGCATCTGTTCTTAAATCAACCTTCCCTGGATTAGATCCTGTATAAACTAAGCTTTGATCAATAGTTAAGACACCACGTTCTAATGTAACTTCATCACTAGCACCTGTTTTTGATGCAACTGCTTGATATTGCCATTTGCCTTCTTCTAAATCACTAGTTTGCGTAGATGTTAGTTCAAATGTCCAACCATTACCTTTATTAGTACCAGTTATTGTTAATGCACCACCATTTATACTTCTTAAGTAATATTTACAGGTGTAATTAGTATTTGTTACTGAATCGTTTGCATAATTAACAGAACCAGCCAAATCCCAAGTAATGGTATCTCCTTGCGTAAACTGAAACGGAATTGCCATAAATCTATCTACCAATTAGTAATAAAATTAGGTTTACTACCCCTACGATTCAATAGTACACGTTTTTTGTCTGTTTGTAAGAGTTTGTTAGCATAGATTTCCCATACCTTAAGGCGAGGATAGCGTTGATAAAGTAGATTTAACGCAGCGTAACTATATACAAGCTCATCTAAGCGTTCTGATCTAGCTCCAGATCTCTTCTGCCAAACAGGAACAGAAAAACCTGACCTATTAGTCTGTAAAACTTGTTGTTCAGATGTTATTTCTTTGAAATATGAATGATCTGTATCGCAATGAAAGTGTAAATACCCTGGACTACTTTCTTTATCCTTCTTCTCATTATGCTTCAATCTGCCCATAATGCAATCTTTTATTGTGTCAGTACCAACCATATATAAAGCAACACCTTTTTTAATCGCTCTACCCTTAAAATTAATATCAACAAATTTACCTTTACTTATTGGTGCTTGATTACGAGTAGAAGCACCTTTAATTGCTACAACACCTATACCCTGGTGATCTCGACAATATGTATAGACAGGTACTGTTGCCAAACCACCACTATCAACCGCTGTTACTTCTACCTTAAGTTTTTTACCATCTGCTCTTTCCCATTCGTTTGTTATTAACGTAGTTAAAGTTGACCATACGTCTTGTTGATGCGGATCTCCATCAATAGAACCATGAGATATAAGCCATCCTTCTTCACCGCTAGCCCATCCCCAAACAGAATAAGATAATCTTTGATCTGAAGTACCGCCTCCACCTTGAACGTCAACTCCCATTGTTAAAACAACAACTTCATTAGGAACAGTATTAGGTTGATAGGAATCAACGTGTTCCATTAAACCTTCAGCAGATAATTTACTTACATAATCCGCAGACCATGTTTCTGATAATCGAGTATTAACAAAGGTTTTTAAAGCTGGGGCATCATCTTGACATCTAAGAAATTCTGTAACCGCCTCTTCCCATGAATACCATCCAAGAGGACTGTAAAGACCGTTGAGGTGAAACCCTGCTGTTTTACCGTCACATTCCTTAGTAGCTCGCCATTCTCCTTCTCTTAACATCTCAGTTTTATGTATCTCCTTAAACCTTTCGCCACAATGTTCACATTCATATTCAACAGTACTAGGATCATTCTTTTCCCATTTAATCTGCGGCCACTTTAAATCGCTATATTCTCCACAGCATGGCATTGGTACATAATATTTTCTGAAATCCGACCTTAATAATTCTTTTTCAATACGACTGTAATCTTTAATTGTTGGAGTTGATGTTATTAATATCTTTTTTCTGGCATAGGTCGTAGCACGTTTTGCTGCTAGTTCTACAGGATCACCCTCACCTTCTACATCTAAAGGAAAGGCATCTATTTCATCGGCAAAAATATAACGACAAGGAGTAGAACGTAATCCAGTAGCACTATTAGCACCAGTTAATAACAACATCCCACCAGGAAACTCTTTACTAAACAATGTATTACCACTATCTCTACTTCTAGGTGCTTCAACACGTTCTGCTAAAACAGGTGTTTCTTGAAACATAGGTGATAGCCTTTGTTTTGACAGTCTTTTCGCCATTTCAACTGTGGGCTGAATCGCAAGAAGGCTGGAGGGTGCGTGATGCACAACATATCCAATAAAGTTATTACCGCATTCTGTTTTCCCTGTCTGAGAGCCAAATTGCATTACTACTCTTTGTATTGGACTGCTTGTACTTAAACAATCCATTGGTTCTTTTAAATACGGTGTTCTAGATGTTCTAAATTTTCCTGGCTCACTAGAAGCTTTACTGGACAACATCCTATATTTATCTGACCACGCACTAACTGTTAACTCTTGTTCTGGTTCTATACCTTCAAAAAAACCCTCAAGCCATGCGTTCATTAGGCAATTCCTCTAATGCTGACCTATGTTCACTTGTTATTAATCTATGGATCACAGTTGCATCTGTTTCTCCAGCCAACTGATGTGATAAACGATCAGCAACATTCATCAATGCTTCTCTAATACTTCTGCCTATTGCAAATGCACTTTTCTTAGCATCCTTTGCTGGTATAAGGTCTTTCTTTTCTTTCTGTACTTTTATCTTGGAAAACTCTGCTTCAAAATGTTCTCTCCTTGCTTTTGATACATTAAATTCTGGAATTGCATCATCAGGTAGTTTATCTATATCATTCTTTAGTTTCTGTGTTACGCTAGAAGATTGCTTCGTAGCAGTAATGACATCAGGCTTATAAGAGCCGTCCCAGCATTTATTTGCCTTCTCTAATTGTAAAACTTGTTTACCGTTGCTATAAACAATAGCTGGTTCTAATATTAATTTTTTCTTTGAGACTGCCTGTCGTGAAACGTTTTTTGTTCTGGCAAAATCGGCAAATGTTATAAGCATAGTGAGTTGTCAACTGCTACTCTTCCATAGTGTAACCTATGTCAACTACTTATGCTTTTTCACGCTAGGAAAAATTTGGGGTTCGAATACCCCCGCACACGGACGACTAGAAAGAACCTAGTCATATCAAGGGATTTCAAGGATCATAGGGTTAATGCCGCTGTAAGGCCGCTTAAATAGGTTAGATATAGATTATAACTTGTAGACAATAAGAAAGCCTCTCAGAGGCCATAAACTAGACGTAGAATGTAGTTTTAATATTAATCAATAGTAAATAATACAAGGCAATAAAAAACCCGCTTATGCGGGTTAAATATATTAAAAAGATTTAAGATTTAAGTTTTAACCTTATCTTTTTTAATTTTGCTTAGTGCCTGGGCGGCTGTTGATCCTTTAGGTTGGCTTCCATGCAACAAAAGGGCAAAAGGTTTATTAATAAAACAACTTGAGTCATCCTTGTCTATATGGTAACCCTCACCGATATGCATTAAGCCTAGTGTGTAGGCTTCGGATTTAGAATAAACTACAACAGCATAGCGGTTGAAGTTATCTTTTATTAAGTGATCATATAGGCCGCCATAAGAGGCAGTAAGAAACATATTAGAGGGTAACTTCTTATTTAAGAATAGATTCAAAGATTTACTATAAAAATAAAATTTCAAGTGTGGTTTAATCTTTGCTACTGCTACCCATGAGTCAAGGTAGGCCATATTAAAAAAGTCACCCGAACTATGAACACGGACTTTTTTTATTTTCTTAGTTTCGTATTGTTCAATAGATCTAAGAATTAATAAGGCCGTATCACTAAAAAAAGAATTTTGTTTTTGATCCTCTTTTAAAGCGGCCTTTATAAGGTTTAAATTGTGAAGCCTCTTTTTATATAAGGCAGTATATAAAACCTCTTGAGAGGCCGCATAACAGCGAAAGTCGGTAAAATATCCGTCTTGAATTGATCTTTTACCGTATTGGTCAATATTTACCCATGAGTGACAATTTTTCGCACCTGGGCAAGTTTTACCCGCTGGTAGATCAAAAATAAGAGTATCTTTTTTTAATTTTGAGTTACCTATAGAAAATTTTAAAAGGTTTAAATCTTTTTTATTTTCTTTAATAGTCTTTTTTAAAAGATTTAATCTTTTATTTAAAAGATTATTTTTCTCTTTTATTGATAGTTTATTAAGATCCATTATTTAATAGATCCTTTTGCTAGTTGTAAGCAAGCGGCCTCAATACGGCCATAAATACAGTCGTTAGCAGTGGCTTTAGTTAAAGCACTGTTAAACGTGAAAAAACAGGCCAAAGACCAGGCCATAAGGCCGAAAAAATAAAATTTCATTTAATGCGGATTAAATAAAGAATAAGAAAGGAGTTTTAAAGCCTTTCATATAACCTCTAATAAATAGAGGCTATAAGTAAGGGATTAAAGTTCTGTATAAAATTTTTCAATGTATTCTTGATTAGTTAGAGGTGTTAAGCCTGTATACATCTGAAATAGTGCTAAACATGATATGTCTAAGCCATAAATAGAAAAATGATATTTTGTATCACTATTCTCTATTTCATGGGATGGACGTTGAACTCTAAACCAGTATTTTTTATCAGATATTATTTCCCAGGATCGAAATTCAATTAGTTTATAACCATCTGCAACTCCGTAAAAAGTACCGAAATCCCAGGATGTTTTATAAGCAATATCTATCAAATCATAAGGTTTAATAATTTTATCAAGTTCAGTTGAACTGATTAAAATATGGCCGTAATGGTCAATTTTAGACTTGTTAAAAGTCTTATTCTTTGTGTCAAGTGACATAACAATTAATTTTTTGCGGATTTTTGAAAAGTGTGTTAAACCTTTCATTAAGTACATTACTGTTAATATTCTTCAATAGCAATAGTAAGTACTTAAATTTGTAGACAATTTATAATTATTTAACATTTAATACCTAAATATGTATAATTTAATACTAAATTAAGGGATTTTCTCTATATTTTAGTATATTTGTACTATTTTTAAAGATTTTTGGCCTATTTTTGGGAAAAAATTTCTGTGTGAAAAACTGCCTATAATAGAAAGCTTGCGAGTCCCGAGTCCCCTGGGATTTTTAGGAATTTTGACAAAAAATTAGAAATAAAAATGTTCCGAGTCCCCAGCTTAAAATAGAACTAGTCCGAGTCCCCAAAAAAAATCCCGCTTGTTAGGCGGGTTTGTTTCATTCTTCCTCCTCCTCTTCATAGTCATCATCTTCTTCTACATTCTCAAAATCTCCTATTTCGTGATTTCGGATAATTTCTAAAGTATCGACAATAGCATTGTCAAACTCTTCTGAGACATAGATGCCTAAACCCTCGGTGGCAAGACGATCAAAATATTCTGCGATTGTTAGTGTCATATTTAAAAACCTCTTGTCAATTGTATTGTCCATTTTTTAAGAGAAGAAAAAACAAGTCCAGTAATTTCATCATCTAAATTACCTTCATTGTCAATCTCTTTTATTGCTACACAAACCTCAGATACATTATCTAAATCAATGTAAAAATCATGTATACGAAATTCTGCTCCATGTTCATTAATAAGTAATGCACCTTTTAAATCATTAAGTGATAATGATGAATTTTGTTCAATTTTCATTAGTCAACCTCCTTTTTAATTGCTTTAATTTTAATTTCCATTTGTTCAGTAATCAAATTTGCTTCTCTCATATCATCAATATCAATGCCTAAAGCCCATTTTTTATTCTTACCATATTTCTTATCTAATGCCTCTTGTCTTTTATCTCTTATTTCTATGCATTTATTTTTAAATTCTTTATCATTCTGAATAATATTATTTATGTATTCAGATACAGCTTTGTTTTGTCTTTTTTCTAACTGACCTTCTTCTGTTTGATCATACAAAAACTGTTGATAATCATCATCAAGTCTTTTTAATTCTATAGAAACTTTTTCATCATTTTTAGGTACAAAGGGAGAATTTTCATATTGAACTTCATCCCAAGGTTCCATGCATAATACACCTGAGTTATATGTAGCATCTTCTGCCCAATAACATTCAACTTCTTTATCGTATCTATCAAACAATCCCATTCTTGTTCGATAAAAAAGCCAATTGCCTCTAACTCTAATGTCTTTTGTTTCAACACAATCTCCTATTCGTTCACCAAAACATAAAGCAATTTGCTCTTTAGATAGCTTTGATTTCTTTTTATTTTCTGTAATAGTCATTAAATTTTTTGCGGATTTGTAAGAGAGACTAATCTCTTAAATTATATAATAAGCATGACTCAAGGGGAGTGTCAAGGGGAGTAAGAAATATTTGTTTAGTAATAGCAATGGTTTGTATTGTTTATAGTGAGGACTCATAACCCGAAGGTCGGAAGTTCAAATCTTCTCCCCGCCACCAATTAGAAGCAGTTTTAAGGCTGCTTTTTTTATTTTTAATTACTTTCAGTGAACTATAAGAAAGTATAAATTTTTAATTAGAATCATAAAAATGAATTCATCCAACTCAATTCCTTTGCTCCTAGGAATTTATTAAAAAATAATATAGGTTAACTTTAAAGAAGAAAGCTCAACTTGGTCTCCTTTCCAAAGACTTGCTGAGAAGTTAAAATTAAAAGAATTAATTAAATTCTCTTGAAAAAAGAAGCAAGAATAAAAATGTTTAAATCTTTGACAACAGAGCAAAGACAAGAATTGATTCTAAAGAAGATGAAAGCTAAAGGAATAGAATTAGGAAGTGGAGTTCCAGATAAAAAATATGAGAGTGAAGAGGTTTATGAGTTAATACATATTGCAAACTGCTTTCCAGAATTAAGAGAAAAACGCAAAGTCACTAATTAAATACTTGACGATTTAATTACCCTTGGTTTATATTAGTAGTACACATGTATTATTAAGCAATGACTCTTGGAGGAGCTAATGTTTGGTCTAATTTTTCTTATGGTTATCGTAATGAGTCCCCAAGTGGTTGGCTTCTTAACCCCGATCGCAGCAGACTAATTTTATTTACAAGGAATAAAAAATCTAACAGAAATAAAATTAGGATTTTTGCCCATACATATTACGCAAATGACCTTGGTGAGCCCTCAGCAATTAAATCATCAAGTCAAATGCATTTGGACAATGCCTGGGATAAATGGCATGACCTTCAATTAGAAGGTTGGACTTTTGAAGAACTCGAATTACCTTAATCAGCATGAAGAACCTAAATCTAATTAAAAAGAAACTATCCAAAGAAGACAGGAAAATATTTGTTCAAGATCCATCAAAGTTATTAGCAGAATCTTTTAATGGTGTTGTAATTAAGTTTGACGAAGCATATTCATATGACTCATAAAGAATTAGTAGATAAAGTTTCCGCAAATTTATTAAAGCAAAGTGGAAAGATAGAAAGTGAAAGATCATGGCTTGCAATGAGAAATTATTTAGAGCAACTAGATAGTGATCAACTTAAGTTAATACTTAAAGAAGGTGCTTAA